ACTGGTGCATCAAACTTGGGAAAATAAGGGCGAACCAGTATATCATAATATGTTTGCGTCAAGAACTCTACTAGATTGGATTTGGTTACCAATTTCCTATTGGGCAATTGATAAGAGGCACGTATTTCATGTTGTATAAATTCAGGTAGTTTGTCAATCTCATCAAATGAGTTGCACTCTGGCCAACTTGGGTCACGCACAGCAGTATAGTATTCTATCCAACTATTTGTGATGTCAACAGGTGAAAATTCTATTTCAAAAAAGGTATCTAAATTCAACAGTGTTGGGACACTGTTATGCCACTTGAAATAAGACATTCTATGTTGTAACACATAAAACCACTCGTCAGATCTGAGCTGCAATATGCATTGTGTTTCTGAGTCTATGTAGTTGTCTAGGTGTTCTGCTGTTAATTCTGTGCAATTAAGATTATAAATTTTATGGGCGTCCCCAGTTAATTTATTAAAAAAATTGTCAAGATCAAGGTTGCTGTTGTTGGTGGCATAGAGGACATGGGCTAATACCGTATTGCCCATGCCTCCATGTCTGTAATCAATAACGTATTTTATCAATTACTTGGCTTGACGACTACGAATCATCGCAAGGATATCTTCGGCCTTGTTAGATGCTACAGGTGTAGTCACAGGGGTAGATGCTGCTGCCATTTCTGGTTCGTCATCGGCTTCTACTACACGAGCTGCTGCTGGTGATGGCTTTGATACAGGTGCCGGGGCAAATTCTTCAGCGTCTGCTGCTGCGCCTGCAGGTGCTGTTGAACCAGCAGGACGATAGTATTGTCCCCAACGTTCCATGTCAAATGGCTGACCATCAACTGATGCTTCAAACATTTCTTTGATGACTTTGAGTTCAACATCACCGGGTTTCTTGGGCAAGAATCCAGCAAGATCATACAGGCCATGTTTTTCAATTGCCTCAGCTTCGTTGGCTGTGAGTGCAGACTCTTTACGTGCCCACTTTGAAGTGTTGTAGTCAGCATAACCACCTTTGGTAGTTTTTGTCACACGGAAGTCAAGACCTGCTGCGTAGTCAGTTGGCATCTCAGTGAGATCTGGATCCATCAATGCTGACTTGATCAATGTAAAGATCTGAGGACCAATGATAAAACGACGGATTGGGTTCTCTGGGGTTTTGTCGTCGGTGAGCGGATTCTCACGTACAAAGCCTTGGAAAATATAACTACGTTTCTTCCAGTACTTACGACCCATTTCTTCCAGTGCCTTGTCTTTGAACCAGCCACGTACTTCGGCTAGAACTGGACAAGCTTCGCCCCACATTTCTACGCATGGTACTTGTACATAAGTCATCTTTGACTCGGATTCGCCTTTGATGCCATTGAATGGCAAACGAATCATTGCACGTTCTACCCAGAAGAATGTGTTCTTTGAGTTACCATCAGGTAAAAAGCGCAGGTTTGCACTTGATCCTTCGGGCATGTTCCAGTGTGGGTAAATTGCGTTGTCGCCGCCTTGGGATTGACCGCCTTTGTTCGACTCAGCGGCTGCGAGTCGTGCGCGGATTTCTGCTAATGAGGCCATAAAGTTTTCTCCTATAAATGCCTAAGTGTGCCTAATATGTCTTGCGACATGATGCCTATACACGTCAATAAAAAAGCGCATACACGTAGAGTATATGCGCTTTCTGTCTCTGTGTCAAATTTATTTATCTCAGATCTTGCCTATTAACTGTTTTAATCTTGCCAAATCTTCTTCGGATTCGCGCAGGCTTGGTCCATACATTCCACATTCTTCTAGCCCATGTGTTGGACATTCTTCACCTTCGGCGGTCATATTGCATTCACCATCTTCAAAGGTTGCCAGATTATCGGCTTCAGAAGTGGGTTCAGATTGCGGTGCTTGTTGTGGTTGCTGATCAGAACGTGTGAGCTGTGCCATGACTTTGGCTACACCTATGTCTGCCTTTAGTTCTTCTAGGCGTGCCAAGATAATGGGTTTGGCATCGGCTTCGGCATCTACATTGGCTAGATCATCTAATTGATCAAACAGTTCGTCATCACCAATGATATCATAGAGCTGTGCAGTTAGGTCTTCGGCATCAGCACCAACTGGTAATGTAGGCTGATTCAACAGGTCAACAAGAGTTTGTTGTGCCTCAGGTGTGTCTGGCAATGCCCAAGTTCCTTCAACAACTTTTTGAATGTGTGCTGCAAATTCTTGTGTTTCTTTCATGGCATCGGTCCTTTGTAGTCTTGCCAACACAGGCAAGGCCTGTTCAATTCTTGTGTCCAGAGTCTGTTCAATAAACAACTGTTTGAGTTCTTCTACCAAGGTATCTTCTTCACGAAGATCCAAGGGCTGCCAGGATTCGAAATATGAGTTGTAGCCACGATGCGTTGAAAGACCTTTGATTGTTTTACGCAGACTTTCAAAATAATGGTTGCTGCGTTCAACTAAATCTCCGGCATGCCCTTCGAACACACGATTATGGTGTGCTTTTCTAAAACGATTCAACACAGAGAGTTCTTCTACAATTGAACTGATATGTGTGCCACGTGGATCATAAGGACGTCCACCGCTGCGAACATGTTCGAGCATGGCACGGCCACCGGCTAGATTACGAAACGGTAATTTAAAACGTTCACCATCGGTGGTTTCAATGAACAGGGATTCAACATAACGGAACCTTGCATCACCTTCGGCAAGATCACGATTGTGTTTGATCATCAATCTAGCTTCGGTGGGAGCACCTGCGTAACTGACTTTGCGGTTACCGTAGTAACTTTCTAAAATGCTTTCTTTCACAGCACTCATTGAGCGCAACGCATGTTTGAATTTAGATATATTACCCGGGGAGAAGTTTAACCAATTTCTAGTGGCAAAGTTCTTCAACTGTTCCATGAACGCATACCACTCGTTCTTGTCCTCGGGATCCATGCCACGACCAAGATTATCGCCGTAATATAGGTTAAGAGTGCCTTCACCATCAATGAAAATTTCAGCAGTGCCGTAGTTTTTACCGGAACTTGCTTCCCAGTCAAAAACAAATAGGTCGCCTTCGCCGATGTTTAAATCCCCGGTATCAGGGTCAACGGGTGGATTACCAGTTTTGGTGTCAAGAACCTCTACTTCAAAGTCTCTTGAAGAGAGTAAATCATATAGTCTGCTAGCGGGGGTTTCGGTGGCCATAGTGTTGTATTTATCGACCCAAGGATATAAAGGGCATGGGTTCAATGATGGTATCGCCGTGATCGCGAATCTGAGCATCAAGCTCGGTGTGATAGCTCTGTAGCTGCTGCAACATACGCACGGTTAATATAGTGGCCATGACTAAATCATCAGTTTCGCCTATTTTGGCCTTGTAACTTGGGCCGTTGGCCACAAAGGTTTTTAATTCTGACACCAAGTTCCGACTGTTGATTTTCATACGTCCAGATTCCACTAGATTCTTGAGCTTGGCGCAGGCTGCTAGTTTGGTTTTGTTTGACGTATTAAACCCCTTGCGCATTTTACGAGATCCTGCACTGCTGTTATCACTCAAAAAATACCCCTTGATACGTTCTTCGCCCCATTCAGCAATGCTGATCAATGCTGCTTCGCCAATGGCATTGTTCTCAACACTGTAATAGATGCTTTGTTCGCTTTTGACCACATCGTGGATAATGTCAATTATGTCGGCCATGATACGTATCTGTGCCGGGATGTCAGTTTGATTGTGACGCCACTCGGCAACTTGATCTGTGGTGTTGGCTTCAAATACTTGTATGGCAGCAGGATCGCCTCCGGTACCCACGCTGGGGTCCAAGGCCACCACGTAGATGTTATTAGGGTTGATCTCTTTGTACCAACGAACTTGCCCGGTTTTACGCATGGGTTCACGCCCTTCTAGATCCAGCAATTTAATGGCAGAGATCAGTGTTTCATCATCAATGACGAATTCACATTCAATCTCCCGTCGGAACCGTTCTTCACCCAATGCAGCCCGTTGTTGTGCAGCCCACTTTTCATCTCTGTCAGGATGCTCTTGCCACTTTGCTCTAAATGCCTTGAATCCGTTGATGCCTATATCAGTAGGATTGCCATACTCATCTTCACACTTGTTGGCACCTTTCCACAGATATGCAAATTGATCTTCGTCTGAGTTGGGAGTTGACGTTATGATTGCTTTACCACCAGTGGCCAGCGTGGGGCTGATAGAAGTCCAAAATTCTTTGGCTATGGTGGGACGTACGAATGCAAATTCGTCAGCGTACAGTAAGGATATAGACATACCACGACCAGTGTTTTCTGTTGTAGTTTGTGATACTATACGTGATCCATTGTCAAAATCAATTGATCCTTTGTTGTAACTCACTACCCCGGCCCTGATATGATCTGGAC